TCTTCTGCTGCGTCGATTTGAGCTTCTAGGTTTAGTAGGTTAGCTATGATAGAAAGTTGGCCTTTACGGAAGTGAAGGTCTTCATTATCTTTTGCAGCTTCTACTGAGTTGATCACCATAGCATTAGATTTCAAGTCTTCCAGTAGCTGTTTCCAGCCATCTGTTCCAAACATGTTTCTAATGTTGCGGTAATATAGCTCAAGGTCTTTGTCGATCATACTGTTTCTCCTATTAGGACAGCGTTGTTTATATTAGTTTTACACAGTTATTATAACATAAAAGCATAAGAAAGTCAAGCTTTATTTGTCTTTTTACTTGACTTCTGTGTAGATTTGTTGTATATGGCATCCCAATTAGCAGAAAACTTCTTCTGATCTGTCTTCCGTTGGGTACTTCCCTTGCCACCGTGTGTCTGTCCTTTCATCGCTTAACTGGCTTCTTCTTAGGCTTTGCTTTTTTCTTTGCAGGTGGACGACCTACTTTACTACCGTATGTACCTTTACCGTATGGCATAGTATTCTCCTGTTATTACCACTTAGATTTATCAGCCCAGTAAGCTGCTGACATTTTACCTTTGGCAATGTTCTTGCCGTGTCGTGCTTTAAAACTAGCACGTTTCTTCTTCATTGCTTCGGACTCTCCCGCTTTAGGTTTTCCTGCGGTCTTTGCCCCCTGTTCTCCATACCTAATCGTCTTGATTTTGTCACCTTCCTTTGCCACAACAACATGGCTTTTCTTTGGGTGATTGGGGGTACGCTTCGGCTTATTGTATCCAGTGACACCAGCTCTAGCTAGTCTTGGGTCTGGTTTTTTTGCTGGCATTCTTAGTCTCCATTTGTTTCTCAAGTTGTGCAATCTTCTTAAACAGTTCCTCAAACTTTACATTTACCTGTTCAACGACATTCTCTAAGTCTTTATTGCTGACCATTGGGTATCATTCCTTGTGGTTGTGGCTGAGGAGCTGCTGGTCGAGGAGCCGGTGGTTGAGGAGTTGCTTCTGGAGAAACATTACTTTCTTTAACCGCTACTTCACGTTCCTTAAGTAATTGCTTAGAGATTTCAAGACGCTTTTGGAACTCTTTGTCATCAGCATCTCCAGCTTTAAGATTAGTAGTAACAGCTTTAATGCGGTCAATCTCCAGTTCCTGCGGTATAGCCTGCGCTTCAACTGTAATCTTTTGCGCTCTAGCTTGAGACTCTTGTGCTTGTCCATTGAGTGCAGCAGTCTGTGACTGTTGGAACTCCATCTGAGCTTGCTGTGCCATCTGTTGAGCCTGTTGTGCTTCTGGATTAGGCTGATTAGCCTGCTCAAGAGTAGCAATAAGCTCTTCACGGTTGGACAGGTTCATGTTGTCGATAATGGACATAACTAGTTTAGGATACATTGGCGTGTCTGGTGACATGGTTTGTAGCAACTGTACAAGCTGAGTCACTTCATACTCACGAGCAATAATGCCTAGTGAGCTAGAGGTGTGGAACTTGTAGTCAGCTACTGGATACAGCTCAGGTTCAAACTGCATGTAACGGTAAGCAGCCTTCTGTACGAATGGAATCAGGAAGGAGTCTTGGAAGTTGATTAGTGTACGCTTGTGGCGCTTGATGATAGCACCCAGTGACATAGAAACACCAGCGGCTGTAGCGTCACCGTTGATAGAGCCAGAGATACCAGCACTGTCGATAGCGCCTGTGGCAGTCTGTACCATAGTCTGTAGTGACTGAGCCTGTGCAAAGGTAATCTGATTAACCTGACCAAAGTTAAAAGGCTGTAATATCTCTGAAGGGTTACCGTTGGTTAGGATGGTCTTACCTGGCTGTATAGAGGGCTTAGCACCACGAGGCATGCGAGAAGCGTCCATAGCCATCATTGGGTGGATGGTTAGTGCTAGAGCATCGATTCTAGCGCGTAGTTCTGCGTCTAACGCCTTCTGACTGTTATACCCTTTCTCACATACTCCTCGACCCCAGAAGCGGCTAGGAACGACATCCCATGGGAATGCTACGACAGGACGATCCTGCATCATGTACGGGTTCTTCTCAGCCTTTAGCAGAGTACCGCCATTGGCAATAACAACCATAGCTTCAGTGTAGTAGGTATCTTCTTCTTCTTCACCAAACTCTACAACTTCTTCGTCTTCTTCAGCATCTTCCATAGCTGCTTTTAACAGGTGCGTAGGAACAAGGCCGTAGTATTTAGTCAGTCTAACCTTGTCTTCAGGGAAGGTAGTCAGTTCCTGATCAGGTTCTAAATCAAAGTCACTGGCAGCAACAGACAAAGGCTCGTCACGATATACACCTTTTTCCTGTAGTTGCTCAACCAAGTGGCTAGACACATACTCGTCTACTGCACAGCCCAGCGCAGTGTCAATGTCTGTAGCTACTGGGTCAATCAGGAAGTTCTGTGGCATAACAGGACGCAGCTTAACGCATGTACGGTCTTGTATGGTAACACCTACTGCTTGTAGCTCACCGCCCATAACAGGCTGTGTAGCAGGAGCCATCTCTTTTTCTTCTTCTATAACAACTTCTGCAATGCCTGTACCGAATACAGCAGCGTTGATTAGACACTCAGCTACGTTCTTACGTACTTTATTCTTTGCAAAGTCTTCTTCCAAGTAACTACGTAAGGCTGCAATGTCAGCAGGGTTCTGATCACGTACATCGTCTTTGATGTCGAACCACTTACCACGACCAAAGGTAGCTTCCTCTAGCTCTGCTACAGATGACTCTACAGCCTGTTGTAGTGCAGGAGATATAATCTTAGAGCGTTCTGACTGACGAGTCTGGTCTTCTGATGACCACTGACCACGCCACAGTCGATAGTATTCGTCAAAGCGTTGTGAATAGTTAGCTTCGTAATGATCGCGCCAGCTATCGCACTTATCCATTACCCAGCCTTCAATGTCTTGCTCTAGCGTGAAGTTGTCGTTGCCTTCTAGTTCCATAATTAATAGCCTGCGTATTTGTCTAGGAATTCGTAGTCCTCTTCTTCATAGTCAAAAGCATACGAGACCTTAGCTAACTGGTCAATGTATGCAAGAGCATCTATCAAGTCATCGTGGACTAATTGGTTAGGGAACTGAAACAACTCGTCTAGGAACTGAGCATTCCACTTACCCTTGTTTAATACTAAGTTACCGTGTTCTAAACGGCCTTGCAGCGCCCACACGATCCTGTCTGTCTTCTTCTTGTTGCCGTGTGTTAGCTCTTCTATTCTAAAGAATCTTTGGTTCTTCTTCATTATATCGTTCAGGTAGGGGTAGACAGCGTTCTTTAACGCACCCTTCTCAATACCTACTGCGACTGGTTGGTAGTCTCTGACTGCTTCAAAGATTCGTCTGGCAGTCTCTTCAACGCCCCAACGGCCATGTATGATATTAGCAACCCACCACCCGTCCACGCCCGCTTTAACCACAGCAATTGCCGTCTGGTCAAGTCGTTTGGTTTTAGTCGTGACTTTCTGTACATCTGCAAATCCTGCCAAATCGACAGCAATGTAATAATTACCATCAGTAGGTTCTTCCTCACTAAATCTAACATCTTCTTCTTTAAAGAGTTCACTGCCGTGCGCCTCGAAGGATGCCATAAACTCCTGACGGAAAGAGAAGGCTGACATAGAGCCTTTAGCTGCTTCAATCTCTTCAGGATCAAGTAACGGGTTATCGTAGCTAGTAAAGTGATACCCCTTGAACGTAGGGTCTTCAGAGATACTAGCGTACTGGTATAGATCGTAGAAGTGGTTACGACCCATAGGTGTACCAATAAAGAGCGCATCACCCTTCTGATCCGCCAATGCAGGACGTAGGATTTGCTCCCACACCTCTGGCTTCATGTCTGCGTACTCGTCCATACACAGGAACTTTAGACTAACACCACGCATGGTCTCTGGTCTATCAGCACCCTTTAGAGAGATGGTGCAGCCATTGATCAGCTTAATCTGTAGGTTGTTAACGTGGGCTGTAGAGATAACATTGTGTGCTAGCTCCAGCAACAACTGCCACATAATGTCTCTAGCCTGACCCTGTGTAGGGGCAACGTAGAACACCTGACCTTTAGTCTCAGATAGGGCGTTGATGATTAAACCCCAAGCAGCGTAACGGGACTTGCCTGTACGTCTGCCAGCAGCTACAACCTTAAAGCGTGTTGGGTCTTCCCATACCTCCTGCTGCCACGGCAACAAGGATACGTT